TCTTTACGCCATACGCGCTCGCCTGCATTGACCATGCGCTTGCAGAAGTCGCGGCTCTCGTTGCCGTTTTTGCCTGTTACCTTGGGCATGTAGGCGTATCGCACCTTGATCAGTTCGTCGTCCTGCTCGCTCTTGGCCTGTGGCTTGCCCGAGGGCACACGCGCGAAGCTCCACAGGGCGTCCATCTTGTCCTCCTCTTCGTAGTCGACACGGCGGGCGTCTATCAATTCCCATTCGTCGCCCATCTCTTCGCCCATCTCAATGAGGTAGTCGCACGCGTGGGTGAGGTCCGTGCCCTCGTGGCTGAGCTCTGTGGGCGTTTCTGGATCCATAGGCGGCACCTCTTCCACCGTGACGGTGGTGGGGGTGCCTGCGGCTGTGAAGATGCTCGAGAGGGCGTCTTTTACGATGCGCTGGTAGGGCTTGATCACCTGCTTGTCGAAGAGCTCGGAGGCAATCTCCAACTCTTGCGTGTTGCCAAGCTGTCCAGCCGTCTTTACGCCAAACATGGCCGAAGACACCACGCGGTGTCCCACCATAATCTTATCGGACACCTCTGTCGACAGGAACTGGTATTGCTTGTCGGCATCTGACAGGGGGAACGGCTCAAAGTCGGGCTTCCTGTCGGGGCTATCTGAGTAGGTTACGATAAACTTTCCGGCGTTAGTCGCCCCTGCCAACTGTCGCTCGATGTCGTTCCGAATGCGGCGGCGCTCCTCCTGTGCAGGCACTCCGTTCTTGAAGTGAATGGTGAACGAAGGAGCGAGGCCGTTCTTGATGTTGTTGATATGGTACTTGCCGATCTCCTTGTCGAGCTCGATGTAGTCAATGCTTCCGATGTAGTCGGGCTTCGGGTAGTAGTACGAACCAGGCGAGAAGGGCTTCACGTACAGGATTTGCACGGGGAACTCGTTCTTCTGCTCTGGGTCAAACGTCTTGACCTCTTGCGGTTCTTCGCGTTGGTCGCTCCAGTCTTTAGAGTAGTACACGAATTCGAGGTTCTCGTCTTCGTCTACCTCTGCCGTGCGGATATTCTCAAAGGGGCAATGCCGCACCTTGGAGACCGTGGTGCGGTCGATGCTGTACACCAACTCGAGAGCGAATCCGCCCTGAATCTTCAGATCTAGGCATGCCTTGCGGACTTCGTCTTGCAGGCCCCACTCCTCAATCTTGAGACGCGCTTCGAGCGTGTCGGCCTGTACGCCGTCGCCGTAGATCATGTACGCAATGGAGGTGCAGAGAGCGTTGTGTGTGGCGCTGCTCTTGTAGAGGTCGATGAGGTATTGCGGGAAGAGGTTGTCGTCTCCGTAGTTGACCCAGCCGCGTGCGCTTGGGCGCTCCGCGTAGGACCTCTCTTGGTATTCGTTTAGCTTGAGTAGTTCCATATTACTCGTAATATATCACGTTGTCTGGAATTGACACGGCCGGGATAGTCCACGCGGCGGCGTCGCTGATCTTCATGGCACCCTCTTCACACACACCCACCACGGCCGCGTTGGCTGGGTCGAGGTTGCTGTCTGAGTTCTGGCCCCAAATGGTGTACGTGTAGAGGCCGGAGTCCTTTATCAGTACGTTATTCGTGTTGTCCACGTTGGTATTGATGCGGGCCTTGGTGTAGCGCTCGTTGTCCACCAACACCGAGAGCACCGCAAAGTGCTCCTCCTCTGTCGCCGTCGAGGTGAACCGGATGAGGTAGTTCGTGAAGGTTGCCAAGAACTTGCGAGCCTCGTAGGGAGTCGCGTATAAGGTTTGGTCGGCGGTGTCGGGTTGTAGGTGTATCATGGTAGAAAATAAAGGGGAGAGCTCGCGCCCTCCCCCCCCTTGTAACAATAACGGCCTAAGGTTGGCCCGGTATTTCGTTAGACTTACGGTGCAGCCGTGACGGTGATGTCCGTATCGGTTGGTGCGCCTGACGTCAAGGCCAAGAATGGTGCGGGTGCAATCTCTTGGGCGTTGAATTCGAGGGTGAAGCCGTTTTGGTCGCCTACTGCGGTGCCCGTTTGCACGGTACCACCTGAGACTTCTACTCCGTGCTTGTGGCCCATGACGAACCAGTTGCCATTGTTGTCTTCAACCATCACAGCCATACGGCCCTTGCTGATGTTGGACAACTCGGTGATGTCAGCCGTTGACAACTTCGCAAACGTCACGCTGAGCGCTTGGTCGTAGAAGATGGTGCCTGCGGCAATGTCAGACGTCACCGTCTGCGTCAAAGAGCCGGAACCCTTTGTCATGTCGTATGTGTAGACGGTCAGGGTGTTAGATCCATCGAGTCCGGCAACCTCGCCCGAGGCGATGTCAGCCCAAAGACCGTCAGACCATACACCGATGTAGATTCGCTTAATACCTCCGAGGGCGTCCTTACAAGCAATCCCCCGTCCAGCGAGTGTCAATGAACAAGCCATGTTTTTTGGGTTTTGGGAGATGCAGGGGAGCCCGTAGGCCCCCCTTTCTCTCGGTTAGTTATTAGCTAGAGCGACGGACGCAAGCGGCGGAAGCCTCGTCCACGATCTGTGTACCACCGTCGAACAACATGATGATGCGCGTTTGGTCTGCGCCCGTAGTGTTGCGGAGGTCGATGAAGCGTGCCTCAACGTGGTCGGTGAGGACGTTGGTGCCGAAGTACAAGTTGTCCACGCGAGAAGCCAACAACGTGTCGTCGGGGAATCCTGCGGGGGTAATAATCTCGTAGCCCAAGTAGAACTTCGCCATCTCAGTAGCCAACACGGGGTTGTTGTCGTTGGCTGCCAAGTATTGGAAGTACAGCTGGTACGTCTTGCGGCTCATGTAGATCTTCGTGGCGGGGTCGCCGACGAGAGCGCTTGGCAAGTCAGCCACCAAAGTCGCGAGGTGCGTAGCGATGCCTGTGTCGGCGTGAGCGTCGCCTGTGAAGGCTCCGGCCACGAGGGTCTCGTTGGTACCTGAGCCTGCCACGTATGCGCTCATGATAGAGTCGAACAATACAGGAACGCCTGTGCCTGAAGTAGATCCATCGGTGTGGTCGTACTTGCCCTGCCAGATGTTCTTTTCGACGTTCTCAGCCACGCGAGCTGCGAGGTACTGAGCCAAGAAGGCCTCGTAGTCGCCAGGCACGGCGGCGTAGTTGCCGCGCATCTGCTCGGCTGCCCAAGTCTGTGCAAGCTCGTGGTTGCAGATTTCTTCGTTCACCTGCAACTCGGTCAGCGTCAACTGCACATCGGAGATGTCAAGGGATCCGTTGGTGCCGAAACCGCAAGAGCGGGCCTCAACAGTACCGCCGGACACTTTGCGGAGGTTGGTCTTAAAGCGAACGTTTTCGAGGACGGAGCAGTACCCGTTCGCCACGGTGTCTGCGCTCAAAATTGCTGGAGCAACGAAGGGGACAGCGGCCTGTCCTGCATACGTGCTCGTTGTGAAAGTCATGTCAGCCATAGTAGCTTATTTTGAAAATTGGTATGCAAGGGCGCGGACGCGCTCCTGTGTAGTCATGTTTTTGAGGTCGGCGGGTTCCAACTTCTTCTTGGGTGCCTTGTGCTTGAGGCCGCTGTGGGCTGCAAACTTTTGGAACTGATCCAACCGCGCGTTGGTTTCTTCGAGCATGGCCTTGAGGCTGCTGAGCTCGGTCTTCTCTTCCTCCTCCTCTTTCTTCTTCTCTGCTTCGACAGCGGCGGGTGCTTCCTCAGCAGCAGGCGCTTCTTCTTCTTCTTCTGGCTGGGCGTACACCTCAGCCACGGCGGCGGCAATGGCTCGTGCCATCTCTTCGCCAAGATCTGGGAACTTCTCCACCAACATGGCGAAGACTTCCTCCTCGTTCATTTTAACTTTCATGTCTTTTTCTTTTTCCTCATCTGAGGTGAGTTTTTGCTTTTTCTTGGGCGCCTGCTTTGCAGGTGGGTTGTCCTGCGCGGGTGCGGCTTTCTCTTTACGCTTCATCGGCTTGGTAGCGTCGATGTTAGGTACGCTCTTCACCTCTTTGGCGTCGGGTGCACCTTCGTTTTTCGCGTCGCCGCCTTGCGGCTTCTGGACCTTTGTCACCTTGCCCAAGTCACCTACAGAGATGGTGCCACCGTCGGCCAAGGCATAGTCCCCGGGAGGGAGTGGGATGCGCTCGCCCTCATCGTTGATGATGTAGGCGTCTTCGCCTTCGACGAAGTCGTCGCCGTCGGTGTAGATTACCGTGCCATTTTCAAGCACGGCCTCAGCCATGTCTACGCGGATGCTGTCAACCTGAAGGGCTACGTTGTAGCGGTTGAAGACTTCCTGTACTCGTTCTTTGATTCCCATGGGGTTCCTTTTTTTTGTATAAGTATTTGGCACCGTTGATCCTGAAGCGGTTGCCTTATTTTTTTTCTGACTTAGGGTGGCCTTTTGGCAGCAGGTCGTTGTCCGTGGTGTACTTGGCGTTCTGTGGTTTGCCATTCTTGACCAGGTACAGGAAAGCGTTCACACGAGCTAGAGCCCATTGTTGCTGGCTCGATACCTCTGGACTGTGGCTTGTTTGAAAAGCCCCGACCCCGCGTTGATAAACCACGCGCAACTTGGCAACGCTCACGCCGTACCCCAAGTCTTCCTTGTAGCGTTCATTGAACTCGTCGGACTTGCGCTGCAGAATCTCTTCGACCTCCTTGGGTACTTTGACGGACCCCTCTTTCGAGGCTGCCCC